AAACTATCAAATGCCTTTCTATACAAACAAGACATTGAATAACGATAAATTTTCCGCATACAGGTGGCTTATTGTGTAAACAAACTATTTATGATAAAGTAATTATTTGCAATGACTAAGATAACAAAAGAAATAGAAGGCTTATTTAAAGTGGTCCGTTCATCCCTCGGCGCACCTGTTAGGTCAGTAGAGTTGACAGATGACCAATTGTGTGATTTACTTCAAATTGCAATACAGGATTACGGCGAAAAAGTCCAAAATGAAATCATAAGGAACAATTGGGCAGGATTCTACGGAAAAAATGTGAACAACGCACAAGAATTAGCATTCGGATTTATGATGAGAAACCTTGACCTATCTAAAGAATATTCATATTGGTTCTCAAAACAAGTTGGCCTACAACAAGAAGGCCCATGGGAATTGAAGAAAGACTTCGTTACAATCGAACAAGGTAAACAAGTATATGTAATCCCACCAGGAAGAACAGTTAACAAGGTTATGTATGTTAACCCACCTATGACAGATACAGCACTTTTTGCTAACTACATGGGTGGAGGTGTCGGATTCATGCCAGGACTTGGACAAGTTGGTGCAGGTTATGGATATGGCGGCGGTCTTGGTGGTTTCTACACAACACAGGCAATGGATGTTGCATACATGGCAGCAGACTTGAACTTCAAAAGCAGATTGTTTAGAGGCGACTTAACCTATAAGGTAACGGCAGGTCCTGACGGAACCCACTTGTTGCACCTTATATCAACCCCAGGCAGTAAATTGTCATTCGGATTTGCAGGAACAGCAGCAAATGGCGGAATTGGACTTATTGGCTGTGAAGTTTGGTACACTTACTATGACACATCAGACGGAAGCGAAGACGAATGTATGAGATACCATGCAAACGATGTAATTTTGAGCCCCGACCAAATCCCAATGGAAGAAATGGACTACGCTTTCTTGAATATACCCGCAAAAACAGTTGTAAGACAAATTCTTATTGCAAAAGCAAAACAAACACTTGGATTGATTAGAGGTAAATTCTCAGGAAAGGTAAGCATTCCACAGGCAGAAATGACAATGGATTACCAAATGCTTCTTCAGCAAGGTAAAGAAGAATATGACGCTGCTATTGAAGCACTTACAAAAAGGCTTGAAAGTATGAGGCCTTCAAATATAATGAAAGAACAGGCCGAATTAATGGAAAGCAACATGAAGATACAGCAATATACTCCATTAGGAATGTATGCAATATAAAAAAAAGTCAGTCGAAAGGCTGACTTTTTTGCTTTTGTTCTACTTTAACAATAGGCACGTTATAGTCCAATCACCATAGTTAGGAGGTATGCTCGGAACAGTTCTTGGCTGCTCAGGAAAAGGCCAGAAAGGCGTAGTGTTTGGGTTTGGTTCAATGTCAAATTCGGATGACCTCTTCCTTAACAACCCACTATCATCATATTGGTTTAATTCTTTCAACGCCAATAATTCGGCGAGTGTTTTTTTGTCAAACTTCATGTAACGTTCAACAATATCTTCATAGGTTTCCATACTTATTTAATTTAATATAAATATACAAAAAATATTATTTAAAATTAAGAAACTATTTATGAATACGGTATTATGTTCACTTTACGAGCAATTACATTATATTTTAATAATAATTTAACAAATAAAATATGGCAAATAACAATCAAACTATATTTCAACGACTAACTGATGTTTTCAGGGGGTCAACAAGCAACTCAGTGCCTCAGTCTGTTATGACATCGAAGAACTACGCAGAAAGAAACGAAGTTCTTTTTAGCACAAACGACAGGGCCGAATACGAAAGAAAGCTTGAGACTTTCAAACAACAGAAGTATTTGGCTTACCAATGGAAAAAGGCAGGTGCTGACAATGCCATGGAAAGTTTGGCAGGATACAACGCTGTTAAATTAATGTACCGTGACGTTGACTTGATGGACGGAACTTGTGAAATAGGCTCAGCTCTTGACATCATTTCAGAAGAGGCGTGTCCATTAAACTCAGAAGGTATCATGCTTAATGTTTATTCACGTTCACAAAGGACAAAATCAATTTTGGAAGATTTGTTTATAAACAGGCTTCATATTTACACAGAATTGCCAATGATTGCCCGTCACGTCACAAAGTACGGTAACACTTTCATGCTTTTGAACATTGATAAGTCAAACGGTGTCATGGGTTGGATGATGATGCCTGTATATGAAGTTGATAGAGAAGAAAACGGATATGGCTCAACATACACACAAACAGTTATTCAACAAACAAGCGAAATAAAGCCTGACGATATTAGGTTTATTTGGAAAGGGCACAATGGAGATAACCCATATTTCAATTGGCAGGTTGCACACTTCAGGCTATTGAATGACTCATTCTTCTTACCTTACGGCGTTTCTATGCTTCATAAGGCCCGTAGAGCATGGAAAATGTGGTCAATGATGGAAGATGCTATGTTGATTTGGCGATTGGACAAGGCAATTGAAAGACGTGTTTACAAAATATATGTAGGCGCAATTGACGATGCTGACGTTCCTGCTTATATCAACGAAATTGCAAATAATTTCAAGAGAACACAAATCATTGACCCTATGACTGGCCAAGTTGACTTGAGAAAAAATTTCTTGGATGTATCAAGCGATTACTTTATTCCTGTAAGACGTGAAGACGCTCCTAACCCAATCGAAACTCTTCAGTCAGCAAACAGCCAAGTACAAATGGAAGACATTGAATACATGCAAAACAAAATTTTTGCTGCAATGAGGGTTCCTAAAACTTTCTTGAATTTCCAAGAAGCACAAGGTAAGGGGCAAAATCTTTCATTCATGGATATTAGGTTCGCAAGAATGATTAACAGAATACAGCAATTCTTGCTCATGGAACTTAACAAAATCGCAATGATTCACTTGTATATCATGGGTCTTCAAGATGAAATTGGCAATTTCTCACTAACATTGAACAGCCCATCAACACTGATTGAATCACAAGAACTTGATGATTTGCAAAAGAGATTAACAGCAATGCAAACAGCATTAGCCGACCCAGGAACGGGTATGCCTATGATGTCAATGCACAGGGCCTTGAGAAAGATTATGAAAATGAGCGATAACGAAATTAGAGATATGTTCAATGAGATAAGGCTCGAAAAAGCAATGGCAGCAGAACTTGCAGCAACAGCAAACATCATCAAGCATACAGGAATGTTCGACATCACAGACAGAATTTATGGCGATTATAACGCAATGCACGGTGACAACCAACAACAGCCACAGCAAGGCCAAGATGATGGAATGGGCGGCGGCGGAGGCGGTGGCCCAATAGGTGGTGGCCCAATAGGTGGTGATATGGATGACAGTGGATTAGATATTGGTGAGCCTGGCGCTGAGGAAGATGGTGATGTAAATGGCGATGCAGGTGAAACCGACATGACAGGAGCGCCAAATGCAGATAGTGGAATGCCGATGGAAAGCCGTAAAATAAACAAAAATATATTGAAAGAAAACGGAAAAATTGCAGCCTCAAAATCTTTCACTAAAAAATACTTTGATTTATTAGGAGAAATGGGCTACCCGAAATCAAAAGGATATAAATCAGCATTCGATGAATATATGAATATGCTTTCTGAGGGGCAAAAACAAAGCGATGGTGTTGAAGAAGTTATTGATTATGACATCAAAAACGCAACATTACAAGAAAATATAAAGAATATTTGTGACAGAATTGATGAATTGATTGATGAAGATGAACTTAAACGTGAAGAATTAATCAACGAAGCAATCTCAGATTTAGGCGATTTTTCAGGCGATACAATTAATGAATAAATTGCCATAAAATAAACTATTTATAAGAAAAATTAAAAATGGAAAATAGCATTATAAAATCTTTCAGCACAATAAAAGAAGTTGAAGACTACAGAGCAAAAATAAATGAAGAATGCGATTCAAGAATCAATTTCATCAACATATCACAAAAGGCAGATAACCTTTCAAACAAAAGTTTTGGCTATCTAAAAGAATGTTTTGAGGCTTTTTCTCCAAAACTTTTTGAAACAAAGGAAGGTAAACTTCTTATCAACAAATATCTTGACTACATTCACAAAAACAACAACTTGCGCTCACTTCATGTCATCCATGAAAATGTAAGAAAAGCAAACAAAAGCACAGATGTTGATTTCCTAATTGAACAAATATCAAGAATTAATTGGAAAATCAACAACGGCACAGTAAATGATGATGTCAAGAAACTTGGTAAAGTGATAGCAGAATCATTCTTGTTTTTAGGTAAATCAGCAGAAGATTTATTACCTAAAGAAAACAGGTCATTGTCATCAGCAATAGACTATATAGCAGAAAACAAACTTTCACAAAGAAACCTTACAGATTACAGTAGTGCAGTAAAAATTATCAAAGAAGATATATCAAAAAGAGAATCAACTAACAATATTTTCGAATCAAAAAATCTTGATGAATTAGCGGAAGAACTTTTGCATGAATTTAACAAGAAATATTCAGATACATTAAACGAAGAAGAAGCGAAAGTGTTAAAAGAGATTGCATCAAGTGAAAACAGAGAAGAAATTTTTAACAAATACAAATCAATATGTACCGAAAGCATATCAAAAGCAAGAGAAACTTTTGAGAAAAACGGTGATGCAAACTCAATGAAAAGGCTTACATCAGTACTTGAGCAAGTTAACAATAAAAAATTCTCTTTAGATACAGTCGGAGAAGATATTTGTAATTTAATAGAGCTTTCAAACATCTTTGAATAATGAAAAAGGTTATAATCAGCGAAACACAATTAAAACAAATAGTCATACATGAAAAGTGTGAGGATATGCTTCTTTGTGCTCTGAATGAATCGGCAAGCCTAAACGTCATTAAGAAAAAGATAAAAAAAGCATTAATTATGGGTGCATCTGCGGCAGTTATTTTAGCGGCAATAACAAAATTAGCCATTAGCAGTGAAGAAAAAAACGAGTTGAAACAAATGGTACAAACTGAAATGGCAGCAGACAGCATACGGCAGCAAGACACAATCCATGACCAAAAAGTTCAAGCATGTAAAGAATATATGGAATGGGCTATGAAAAACCAAGGATATGGATGGAAAACAACAAGACTTACACCTGAGGCAATAGTTACTGCTTGCGAACAAAATGACTTTAGCATACCTTTCACAATGGCAATTGCAAACTTAGAATCATGTTTCGGTCAAACACCAAGGTCAAAAAAGACAAATAGTGTTTTTTCAATTGGTTCATTTGATAACGGAAAAAATTATTGCGTATATGATTCGCCCGACAAAAGTATAATTCCATTTATAAACACAATAAAATCAGATTATTTACAAAATGGTGAAAAATCAATAAACGATTTATTAGTTCCAAATGGATTTGTTAACGGTAATGGCGATAGATATGCTTCTAACACAAAATACGAAAGAGAAGTTAAAAACATAATGAATAGAATAATAAAAATGTACCCAATATTAGGGCAATAAAAAACTAAAGCATATTAAAATGATTGACGATAAATTAGTAAAAAAAGTGGTAAAAGAATCTATTGATAAAGCAATAAATGAAGGATTTGAAGATAGCACAACGCTCGAAGGGCTAATTATGAAACTTTATGACTTTGGAGCCGAACTGAACATAAATAAAGACATTAGAAATATAAGTGTACCAGGTATTGGTAGTGTTATAATGGCATCAGCACAAAAAATGTTGGAACTTGTGAAAGGACAAAACCTTACAAACCAATTCAAAAACGAGTTTAGTAGAAACCGTCAAAAATTCGCAAATAAGAAATAAAACACAACACATATGAAAAAGGTAATAAAAATAAACGAAGAACACATTAAAGAACTTGTAGCAAAACAAGTTAAAAAGGCCATAAACGAAGTTGACTTTGACTATAACCACGGAACAAAATCAGTCAAAGTACTTAGAGACCTATACAGCCAAATCTTAGGCTTTAAAGAAAGCGGAGAAATTCCTGAAGCAATATCAAGCCAATTACTTAAAAAATGTATAGAAGTTAAATTGGCAATCTTAGATGACATTAATAAAAGAGACAACAAAACGCAAACAGCCGTAGATAAAAACAACTATACAAATTCTTTATTAAGAATAGGTTACTAAAAAAATGGCGGTGTTTAAACATCGCCATTTTTTATTCTCTCAACATATAGTGAATAAACTTTGCCAACTCTCTTGAATAGATATTTCAGGCCCATTTCAGCAGCACTCTTTATAAAATCAGCAAGATAATACTTATCACACCCTATCCTCATTGCGGCAGATTCAAACATTATATCTTTATCTACGTCAATTCGTTTCATTGTTTCTAAAGCATCAGACAATTCAGAATAGATTTCATATACAGAATTATCCTCTATAAAATCCATATACCCATTATATTTGGCATTTTTTTTCATGGCGCTTGCAAAAGAACCACTCACAAAGGCATTGATTTCATTCTTGTTTGAATAATATATAACCGAATAAGTAAGACTAACATATGGATTTCTATTTCTTATTCCATTAACTACATCTTGGTAATCTGAACTATATAAATCTTTCTTCATGTTTTTCATTTCCCAATAATGCATACATTCATGCTGTATTGTGTCTGCTAACTCATTAAAGTCAATATCACCGTTAATTGCAATTATTGACATATATATGGTGTTATCCATATAGGAATACCCGTCATATCCCCTTTCATTATAAGCCCATGAAGCCGCTTCCATTTCATTATCGAAATTTCTGAAAACAAACGAAACCTTCAGATTAGACAATTCGGTTTGAACGGTAAACTTGCTTTCATACATCCCATTTTTAATGTAATCAACCAATTTCTGTTCTATCATATTCCCCAATCTAACAACTTCATCGGCTATACCAAGTTCTTCATTTATGACATCAGCAATTTGCTCTTTAAGCAGCTTTCTGTCAGCATCAGGACATTGATTTTCGGAAAGAAGTTTAGTAAACTCTTTAAAAGTCTCTTCTTGTGACATTACTAACGTGTTATCTATTATCCTACTCATTTTACAAATATTCTCAATTCTTCTTCAACGGGAACAATCAAATTACCTTCAGGATATTTGGTTCCATCACCAGAAACCAAGTCACCTTTGAAAGTTATCTCAAACCATCCGTTGAATACACCTTTCTTTGCGACATCTCGCTTTTCCCATTTATATTGCAAAATATATTTTTCTTCACATCCACCTTCGTTTGCAAGTAAAATATTGACCTTAGCCTTTGCAACCTTTAACAAACCTGTTTCCTCATCTATCATGCTAAATGTAACGTCACTGTTTTGTAACGCATCGTTTATCAATGACTTTTGGAAATCATATCTTCCATCATTTATCAATTCCATTTCCAA